ATCATTTCACCCGATGGCTCTATGACTGTCTGTTCTGTATGCAGTGACGGCAAGGTAATTATATGCACCTAAATACAGTTTTATTCGTACTTGCTGGCTTTTTAGTCTATACTCAATCCCTGCTATGGTTGTTTGACTATCTAGCAGGGCTTTAGAGGGGCTTTATAGCCGACTTTGATATATACTTGATACATACCTATTACCAATGCCCTAGAAGGGCTCAGAAAGGCTTAAAATGAGATGCCAATGTTGCAATACAGCATTAGATGACTATGAATCAACAATGCGCCATGCGATTACTAGACAGTTTTTAGAAATGTGTGGTACGTGTTTGCGTACGGTTGATGCGTACATACCTGTTCAAGTACGTAATGACCTTATGAGTGAAGCGGATACGGGTAATTTAGACGATTCGCTTATGGATAATATCGACGATTTTACCGGCGATGATTGCGACGAAGACCTTGATGAATATTGGAATGAACGCTAAGATAGACCTATATAGAATCAGGGCTGTAAGGTTTTAATAGTTTTTAATCACATCGAGAAACAATCAACGATAGAGTGATGTCGTAAAGCATTATAGTAAAGTTTAGGAATTGTGTCAAGTACTTTATTTTTGTCGTAAGCATTGACTTTTTGATTGTCAATGACTAATCTAAATTGTCTTTTATTGAAAGGGTTTTTATGAACAAGCACGACGAAGCACACTACCATTTTGTCTTATCGGATATGGCGGATTTGGTCGATGAATACGGTTATGCCAATGTAATCAACGACTTAGATGAGATTATTGCGGCTAAAGCAAATGCAATGCTTTATGAGGTAACTAATGTCTAATCTTCGGTACGAAGTAAGGGACGAATGGGGCGGGTTAGTAAGGCGGTTTTATACCCGTGATGAAGCAGAGCAGTATATTGAAATGGATAAATCGCTATGGATAAAGATACTACCGAAGCCAGCGAAGATAGATGCCTTCGCAAACGCTTTAAAACGCCTTGGGAACTGTTTATTTTAGTCGTGCTAGGGGTAGCCCTTATCTCGGCTTACGGTGGCTACAAAGCCGCTAAATGGGAACTAGAGCATACCGTATGTGGAAGTTATCAAAAGGGTCATTCCGATTGGCATGGCTGGTTAAGTGTAAAAGATGGTATTTCGAGATGTTTTTATGTAGAATCAGCATACCCTTGGCGAGTAAGGCACGGGGTTATACAAGTAGATGGGAGATGATATGAAAGCAGGTTTTAAATCAGATGAATATGAGATGAGTTTGCCGGAGATAGCAGACATTATGAAGTTACACACCAGTACCGTGTACGAGATACAGCAAAGCGCATTGAAAAAGATTCGCTTGTATTGCCAGTTAAACAATATTCTGTTTGACGATTTGATTGACTCATTAAGCACTATGAAAGGGAATGAAAAATGAGAACAGCACCAAGAGGATTGATGGCGACATTCAAAGTCACCAAGACGTACTACGTCACCGTTGAGGGCGACACCGAAGAAGATTGCCATATCACGGCGGAGAACTTATCGCCGACAGATATTAAAGAGGAAGACTTTGGCGATATGGAGATTGAACTGCATAGTGGATTTGAATATGCCAGTTTCTAAATTCGTAAAGCATTTACCGTGTGAGCATTGCGGCAGTTCAAATGCCAATGCGCTTTATGACGATGGTCATACCCATTGCTTTAAGTGTGAAACCTACACCGCAAGCAATGGCGAAACAACAACAATGAAGGCAGTTAAACCAATGAACAAGGATATACAATTTTATGACTCTGCTACTAATCATAGTATCGCTGACCGTGGTATTACTTCGGCTACTTGCCTGACCTACGGTGTTAAACAAGCCACGGGCAAACACTATTACCCATTCTATGATGCTGATGGCACATTAACGGCAGTTAAGACTAGGGATGTGGCAAACAAGCAATTCAGCATTGCGGGTGACTTTAATGGCGCTACGCTGTTCGGACAGCAACTGTTTGCTAAAGCAGGTCGCTACTTGACTATCTGTGAAGGTGAACTAGACGCTATGGCGGCGTATCAGATGCAAGGCAGCAAGTATCCTTGTGTTAGCGTTCGGAACGGTGCGGCGGCGGCTTTAAAGGACTGCAAAGCACAGTATGAATGGATTGACTCATTCGAGAACATCGTTATAGCGTTTGATGCCGATGAAGCAGGACAAAAGGCATCACAGGCTGTCGCTGAACTGTTTGGCGGCAAAGTCAAGGTAATGAAGCATAAGAAAGGATACAAAGATGCGTGTGATTATTTGGCGAATGGCTCTGGTAAGGAATTTGTTGATTGTTGGTGGGGTGCTGAGGCTTATGTTCCTGATGGAATTATTCAAGGTAACACGCTCTGGGATATGGTCTCAGCTCCTATCGAGAAAGCTGATTGTGATTATCCATACGAAGAACTCAATAAACTCACCTACGGAATCAGGAAAGGTGAACTGGTCATGGTCACAGCCGGAAGCGGACTTGGTAAGTCTCAATTTCTTAGAGAGATTGTATGGCACATCCTGTGCAAAACCAATGACAACATTGGACTTATGTTTCTTGAAGAAGGTGTACGCAAAACAGCGAGGTCTCTGATGTCGCTTGCAGTAAATAAACCAATCCATTTACCTGATGTAGAAGTAACACCGGAGGAACTGAAAGATGCTTTTGATAGAACTTTGGGAAGTGACCGTATTTATTTGTTTGACCATTTTGGTAGTACTTCTTTGGAGAATATTGTCAATCGAGTGCGCTACATGGCAAAAGGTCTTGGCTGTGGTTACGTGTTTCTTGACCACCTTAGCATTATCGTTAGCGGCGGTGATGTGGGTGATGAACGTAAAGCACTGGACTCCATAATGACTAAGTTACGGATGCTGGTACAGGAAACAGGAATCAGTCTTATCTGTGTTAGTCACCTGAAACGACCTGAAAGCAAAGGACACGAAGAAGGGGCGGCAACATCGCTGGCGCAACTCCGTGGCTCAGGCGCTATTGCACAACTATCCGACATTGTGATTGGCTTGGAACGTAATGGTCAAGCACAAGATATGATTGAACGTAATACCACATCTGTGCGAGTTCTCAAGAACCGTTTTAGTGGTTACACTGGCAACTGTGGTGCATTGTTGTATAATGGCAAAACTGGACGAATGTTAGAAATTAAGGACACACTATGAGCATGAAATTAACAGATATTTTAATTAAGCATAACGACATTGAGATGATTCAAGACAAAAGCGTCATCTACAAAAATGGAACAGTTATCCCTTTGACGGACTATGAGCTTAGTTCATTACTCACTTCTTTCCATATACACGATATTGGTAAAGATATTCCAGTTTACAATTAAGGACTTACGATGAATAACGACTTAGTAGAAAAAGCAAGGCAGTATGCCAAGACAGACGAATACTCTGTCACTCGTAATTACATCAACGCATTGTGCTTGGAGATTGACCGGCTACGCACACTGAACAAGGATGTCTTTGGTCGCATACAGGACAATCGTGCTGTCTATGCTGATGCAGAGCGTTATCGCTGGCTCAAGAGTGCGTCATGGGATATTGACCCTAAGATTGTTGCACCATCGGTGATAGCCTGTAATGGTGATATGTCTGAATGGCGCTGGATGATTGGCGATGAGATTGATGTCGCTGTGGACAAGTTTATTGCGGAGGGAAAATGAGTTTCACAATCTATGAACCCGATGGAAGAATGTTTATTCAATGGTTCTTTAATATGGATGAACTTATTAAATCCATGCTAAAGAATCCTAACCATGTATATCACAGGAATGAATGATGACTAAGAATGTCAAAGTAGATGGCTTTGTATGGGTTGCCGAGAATGGTGCAGTGGACTACGGATTCTTCTTTGGCGATGCCGATGAAGCCGTACAATTTAGCACGACACTCAAGCAACTCATTAGAGATACGCTGGAAGCCTACAAGGTGTTAGGCACTGATGTTGTAGCGCATTACCATGTTGAAGACTGTAATCAACTGATTAAGGCACTCAGCAACGCACAGAAGATGATTGAACACGAACTGAAAAGGATTGAAACAAATGAATAAGCCTATTGTACGAATCGGTAATCGAGTGGTGAACCTAAACAATGTCACTTACATCATTGACCGCACTGTTCACTTTAACGACGGCTCAACATGGACTGCGCTAGAACCAGAGTTGCAAGACCTGTTTGAAGCAATGTTTGAAACAGTACGAGTAGAAACAATGGTTATGCCTGAAGAAGTTACTAAATCCATTAAGAAAGTAACTAAGAAGAAATGAAGTGGACTGGGACTATCCTCTGTCTGATTGGCATTGGTTTGACTAGCCTAAACATCTTTCCTTTGAACCTATGGTTTGGTTTGATTGGTAGTGGGTTATGGGCTTGGTCAGGAGTGCAGCAGAAGGACTATGCCTTGTTCACGGTTGAGTTTGTGGCAGTAGCGATGTACCTTGGAGGCTTGATAAAATTATGCTTATGAACAATGACAAAAGATTTGACCTTGACCTAGAGTACGGACAAGTATTCGAGAAGAAGGTTGCTGATATGTTGCAGCACAGCAAGATAGAGGTAAAGACTGAGCGAGAGAAGTGGAAGTCTACTGGCAACATTGTCATCGAGTTTGAGAGTCGTGGTAAGCCTAGCGGTATTGCTACTACTGAAGCAGAGTACTGGTTTCATAACCTTGCACTAGGTAATGATATTGTGATGACTTTGGTAATCCCGACTAAAATACTCAGGAATTATATTATTCAGACTATGCCAAGGATTGTGAGTGGCGGAGATAACAACACTTCACGATTGTATTTGCTTAATCTACAAAGTTTAGTTAAAATGATTAACGTATGCGTATAGTCCTTGACATAGAAACCAACAGCACCCACGATAAAATCTGGTGTGTTGTGTGCCGTGACATTGACAAGGATGTTGTCTCTACATTTGTGCAGCCAGCGTCACTGCAAGACTTTATCAACAACTGCGACAGCATTGTCACTCACAACGGTATCTTCTTTGATTTCCCTGTACTCAAGAAAGTTTGGGGAATACAGGTAAAAAAGTCACAGGTAGTTGATACGCTGGTGTTGTCACGGCTGTACAATCCTAGCCTAGAAGATGGACACTCGCTAGAGGCTTGGGGCAATCGTTTAGGACACTACAAAGCGCCTTATAAAAAGATATGGTCTTGGCTTACTAGAAAGTCTTTAATCGGAGAAGACGAGAACGGTAAAAAAGTTGACCAAAGTAATTTAGCGTTTGACGAGCCTGTCATGTCAGCGTTATTATGGTACTGCGTACAAGATACAAAAGTAACAGCAGAGCTGTATAAACATTTAACTCAGGAGATGGAAAATGATTTCTCAAAAGAAAGTATCACGCTCGAACACGAAGTCGCAATTATCATTGCTGGACAAGAGCGAAACGGCTTCAAATTGGATATGCCTAAAGGTATACAACTATTATCTGAACTTAAAACTAAGTTGGATATTATTCAAGTTGAAATGGAAACCATCTTTCCACCAGTCGTCATCAGTGGCAGAACACATGGCACAAGTGGGAAGCCGCTCAAAGACATCGTCACCCCGTTCAATCCCGGCAGCAGACAGCAAATTGCTAAAAGACTTCAAGAAAAGGGTTGGAA